TTTTTATTTTCTTGTAAAGTTCCATTAACTGTAGGTCTTGAGTATACCGTTTCTTTTTCTACTTCTCCTAGAGGATTTTGTGTTTCAATATCTTTCTGTGATATCATTTTTACTTTAGGTTGTGTTAGTCCTTTTGTGAATCCACCTTTAATTGCTGGTCTTAAGTCCTTATTAAATGCTTGCTCTATTGCAGGAGCTAAAAATCCTCCTACTTTTAGACCTTCTTCATTCCTAATATCACCTAAAGTGTCATATACTTTCTGAATCTTACTTCTTGTTTTATCGTAGTATGCTTCAATATCTGTTACAACATCTTGAAGATTTATAATTGATTGTTTCATTCCTTCATATCCTCCGTATGTTTCAGAGAAATCTGCTAATGCATTTGTTGCAGCTTCATTTACTACCCCTTCTTCTAATACCTTAACAATTATAGATTTAATATTTTCTTTAACTACCTTCTCCTTGCCCATTGCTTTTTTAATAGCAGCATCTTTACTAGCCATATAATCATCTCCATCTACATCTCCATCTCCATCGTGATCTTTACCTTTAGCTTCTTCAAGATTTTCTACCATAAATTGAGTTTCTAGGTATGTCAATACATCTTTTTTAGCAAACTCTACCATTCCTGGTTCTGTCATTGGACCCATTTTCCATTCTTCCCAAGCCTTGATTAGCATATTAACTCCTTTATCAAATAAAGGTCCCATACTCTCAACATATCCTCCAGTTTCGTAGTCGTTTTCAGTTACTACTTTACCTCCTTTAGTCTTTCTTCTTCTACCTTCGTTAATTGAATCATCTCCATGGAACAGTTGAGACTCTAATCCTGCTAGATTAAAATCATACTTATCAGCAATTGCTATCATCATTTCCATAGCAGCATCTTTCTCGCTAACATCTCCATCTGTGGCGATATCTTGAATTCCTTGAACGCATAAATCAAATGCTCCTCGACTTTCCTGTATATCACTATCCTCTGCTACTACTTTTCTTACCTTATCAGCTCCTTCGTCCATTTCTCCTAAAGTTTTACGTACTGCTTGTCTAAACATCTTTAAGTGATCTAAAGCTCCTTTTTTATCTCCATCTTGTATGTAGTCTATAGCATTACCTAAATGTCCGTTTTCTCTATGGTAATTTACATCTTCAAAAGAGTCATAAAGTTTTTGCATTTTATCTAAAGGAGTACTTATTTTAAGTTTAAGCCCTGCTTTTAGCATTCCGTCGTAGTCAAAGTCTGTTGAAAATTTGTCTCCTAATTTATAAATTTTATCAATTGCTTTCATATCTGTATCTTTACCGTACTTAGCAATCTTTTTCATTTCATCATCAGTCATAGCTTCTGCTACAAATTGTGTTTTGGCTGCTTCAAGATCTCCTTTATATAGGTTATCTACTACTTTTTTCCCTAAAATTTCTAAATCGCCGTTAGTTAGAGAATGAGGTCTATTAAAACCCTCTAAATATCCTCTACCTATAGCTATTAAAGTTTCATCTGGATTGTCAGTATCTTCAGGCTCTAGTGTTAAATCTTCTGCTTCTTGCATGTAGTCCCCAGGCATTTCGTAATTTACTGATAAGAACTCTTGAAAATTATCTAATGCATCTTGAGGTTCTTGATCTCTTGATTCAGGGTGTGTTGCGAAAAAGTCACCTATAATATCATCATCTATTAGACTTTTTCCTGTGTTGGGGTTAGAGTAGTACTTTATAATAAAATTTGCAATAGATTCTTCTTGATTACTTTCTTTGATATCTTCTACCATTACTAATCCTATATCTCTATAATCTATTTCTTCTTCTTGTCCATCTAGGTCAACAGCAAATACAGTATCGTCATGCCACATTGCAGCATTATCATCATTATTAGAATTAGGATTATAAATTATATATTCTTTTCCGTTACCGGTTTGAATACGAGCATCGTCTGCGTCACCTAATTTTTTCAGTAACTTTTCTTTGGTATAGTTTTCTTTTAAATCAGCTTTTTTCATGCCGTTAAAAGTATCTACTTTATTCTTATCAGTTGGTTCTACCATTTTATCGTGCTTATCAACTTTTGCTGATTCTCCTGCTAGTATGTTAAGGTAGTGCATTCTATCTTTTTCAAGGTTTTTGATTGCAATTTTCTCTGCTTTATCTTTATCCTCTTTGGTTACAGTAGCAGCCGAATCTACTCCAGCTTTTTCTAATTCAAAGTCTACCCCTCTTGTTAGGTCCTCTACCGAGTATTGAGATACTGGGCATTCGTACTCTAATGAAGCTTCTTTTTTAGCTTCAAAAAGAATCCCTTTACTTTTAAGGATTGATACTGTGTCTGGGAATCCGTTAAAGGGAGATAGGAATTGAGATAGCTCTCTCTTAGCATCTTTAAGGAATTGTTGTTTAGAGAATGTACCCTCTACAACTGCGTTATATTTTTCTTGTATTGTTTTCATCTAAGTAATCAAACATTTTAGTGTTATAAGGTCTTTTTTTATTTTTAACTTTTTTAAAACCTAGCTTTTCAGCTTGCTTTGTTGCTCTATTATCACCTTTCTTTTTACTAAAGGCAAATGGAGTTTGATACCCTCCTACTGCTGCTGAGGTGCTAAGTTCTTCTATTACTTCTTTTATAGCTTTTCTTATTGTGCTTTTTTTCATACTGATTTCATCTCATTTACCAAATCATAATATTGCATAAGATTAACAAGGTGGTTATCTGTAATTTTTTCTGTCTTAGTTAAAGTCTTTATTGATTTAACTACTTCCTCTAATTTTATCCTTACTACTTCGTCCTTTACTTTAGAAGATAGTTCACTAATAAGCTCTTTAATTTTTACTATCTCTTCATTAACTATGTTTCTAAGTCTAGTAGTTGAGTCAACTGAGGTTATAAACTCTTTAAGTATGTATTTCTGTTCTGGTAGTAAATCTTTATAGTTGGAATTAAATTTCTCTAAAAGAATTTTATATGTAAGTAGTCTTAAATCCTTATCGTATTTAGCATACTCTTCAATAAGTGTATCTTTTACTGCATCTTTATCTACTTTAGAAGAAGTTAGGTGCTCTAGAATAGTAAGTTTATTATTAATTAAAAATTCTGGTGCAACTAATGTGCTAGAATTTTGTGCTTCTAATAAACAGTACATAGCTGCTAGTGCTTTATAATCTCTAACTTGTATACCGAAGAACTCTTCAATATTATAATGTTTCTTAACTTCTGAGATTAATCTATACTTCTGTTCTTTTAGTGCCTTTTGATTTAGCTTTCTAGAAATTTCAGTGATAGTTGATAAAACTGTTTCAGCTTTTACTTCAACTAAATTAGTATTTTTAAGTATATACTCATAAAGTTTCAATTCTTTGGCTAGTGTAGAGCTACCTGCAAAAAACTCTTTGAGTATACCTAAAGCTGGTGATTCACTTTTTGACAAAGTGTCTGCTGCTATCTGCTTTACTAATAGTTCGTAAATCAGGCCGGTATTTTTAAACTTTGAATGTTTTATCTTCATAATGTACGGTTCCTATATATAAATATGGGCTAGTTATCTAAATCTTTAAGTTGATTCTCGTCTAATAGTTTAGACTCATCTTTATTTTTTGTTTCATATACCATTTCTTTATCTTGTTTAAATGAATCTTTTATTTGATGGTATACTTTCTGTGTAAGAAGGTTGTTAGATTCCATTACGTTTTCATTATCTGAGTCATACCCTCCATGCATTCCATGTACTCCTAATCTGTCTCTACCTCCTAATGGGTCATTATTAGTTCCGTAAACGGACATTTTTTCTCTTGGTCTTCCTCCTTCAGGTCCTATTTCGCTATACCCTGGAGGTACTTCTCCTGGGCCGTTTCCTTTTTCTGTTGATGTTGCTCTTCTACCGTACATAGATGCTAAGTCATGAGGAGTACCGTAAGAACGTCCAGATTTAGCTGGATCGTTTCCTTCTGCTTCTAATTGACCTAATCTAAAGATTCGTTTAGAGTCTTCTCTTACTAGATCTCTCATTTCGTTGTACTTATCTTCTGATAGGTTAAATATACTATCGTATATATAATCTGTTGAAAATAGTTTAGAGTCTTTCATTTGATTAGCTAAATCAACCTTCTCTTTAAGCAGTGCTACTTTTTCTTGTTCAAATATAATAGACGGATTAGTTAAAGATATTTCAAAGTTTGTTAAACTTTCTCCAGTAAATCCTTGTGTATATAAATGTACTAACGCAATCTTAGTTAATTCAGATTCTAATATTCTCTGTATTCTTTCTACAGTCCGAGCAAATCTTATATCTTCTGCTGCTAAAGTAGCTTTTCCTTGTAAATCCCCTTCATATCCAAAATATGCTTTAGGTACCTTAAGAGCGGCGAACATTTTAGACTGTAAGTAGTCTATATCGTTTGTTCCATCATAATCCAGTCCTTTAGTTGTTTCTATTCTAGTAGAAGCATCCCCTCCCCTTACAGGAACGTAGAAGTCTTCCATCATATTCTGCATATTGAACTTTAAATTATACTGACCTGTTTTAGGGTCAACATAAGGTGTTTTCTTCATTGTGTTGATAGTCTTTTGCATAAACTGATCAACTTCTGCAGGAGGTATAGAACCTACGTTTACAAAGAAAGTTCTCTTTTCTGGTGCTCTCATTATACGATGTATTAACATCGCATCTTCCATTAATGTAAGTTGTTTAAATATTTTTCTAGCTGGTTCGATGTATGATCTACCATAAGGAAGGTAGTTAGTATCTGATAGTAACCTAAAGTGAGCTACTTCATAATTGTCTAATACTATCGCATTACTGTCTCTTTTAGGAACGTATGTAGGTTCATTTGAAGCCATAATACCGTCTGGGTCTATTGCGAATTGAACTTTTCCTGGGTCTTCCGGATCCAATCCTTCGTATCTTGCCATATTATAGACTGTATAAGGAAGGACGTTGTATACTCCAAATGTTTCAGCAACTTCTAGTTTTAGGAAAAAGTCTCCATATTTACACATGTTTCTAGTCCATGACCATAAGTTAAATTCTATATTTAGTACATCGTAGAATAGATTATAAAGAACTCTTTGTAGATTTTCATCTGATGATTTAATTGATAGAACTTCTCCTTGATCGCTTTTAAGTGTTGCTTCATCTGCTAAAATATCTAACGCTGATGCAATTATAGGATCAGTATCCATTGCTTCGTAATCAGAGTATAACTGTACTCTTAGAGTCTGGTAATTTAGATTTGGATTGTATATATTTTTATTGTTATATATGTGCAACCTACTAAATCTATCAACTAGTGAGTTTGTTTCAAAATTTCCTGTTGTTTGAATCTTGTTTATATCAGCAACCTTAAGCTGGTCGCCACCTACATTTCTTATTATTACGTCCGAGGAGAAGAGAGTTCTTAATCTCCCAAATAGAGAAGTATCAGCCATTAATGCTCTGTTTTATTAGTATCTATATTATAAATAGCTCGTTTAAAGTAACCAAGAAATATCTTCGGGTCCATAGCCATTATCTACAATATACGGATTATTTTGCTGGTTTCCAACTGATCTCATGACTCCTTTGTTTTGAGCGTTTAAATTTTGGAATGATGATAGTTGAGCTCTGGCTAGATCCATTCCTTGCTGTCTTAACCTTAGTGCTGTATCTCTTACATAAAGTGCTGTAGCACATGCTATAAGTAAGTCATCATTGTAATTAATTTGTGCTTGTGGTTTACCATTTTTCCATACAAAGACTCTCATCTCACCTATTAACCTTTTAGACTGTATTGTAACTCCTTTTTCTCTGATGTATTCAATCATCTTAGCTATTACTAATGGTCTAGTTCTTACCGACATTGTAAACCCGGGTACTAGTTTATCTCTTTCGTACTTAGTCATGTAGGACTCTACTGTTTCCATTTGTGATTTAGAGCTGTAGTATAGGTTTTTATATTCTCTTTCTAGTATCTGTTCTATTGTAGCCCAACCTATGTTAGCGTTTTCTACTACTAATAGAGCATCGTTGAATTCTGATGCTATACCTACTAGTACGTTTCCGTAATCTTTAGGTGAAAGTTTACCTTTATATTCTCCTACTTGTACACAGTTTTCAATATCAAATATATGAAATGCAGAATAATCTGCAGAGTCTCCTCTCGCAACATCTGCTACTACCATATAGGTTTTAGAGTAATCTACTCCTTCCCATATCCATAAATTACCGTCGACTCCTCTTTTTTCCAGTGGATCTTTTTGGTATGTTTGTTCGTAAAATAACATATCATCAGGTTCAAATACTGTATCCCCAGATGCCAAGAAATCACAATCACATTCCTGTCCTGCCATTCTTGCTCCTAGATCTGCATCTTGCTGTATTCTCCACTCCTCATTCCTTTCAGGGTGAACTGTCCAAGGTAGTCTAATAGGTACAAAACTGTTTTCTCCTGATTCAGCTTTATCCCATGTTTGATGAAACCAGTTACCTATTCCGTTAGGAGTTGATAATGCCATACACTGTCCACCTGTTGCTAAGGTTTGTTGTGCTGCTGTAAACGTTTCTTGAATGTTGTCAATAAAGGCTGCCTCATCGATAAGCAGTAGTGATACTGCCTCTGACCTTGCAGCATCGGCGTTAGAAGATTTAGCTGTAATTTTTGATCCATTCTTCAGTCTTAAAGATAGTTTATTTTTCTCTAAAGCAGGTAGCTTCAACCATTTTGGCAATTGATCATACATAAACATAGTTTTAGAAACTAAGTTTCTTGCAGTAGCTTGAGTTGTTGCTAGAGCAAGTACGTTCTTATCTTTATGAAATAACATAAGCCACAGAGAGTAACCTGCTGCTAGGGTAGATATACCTAACTGTCTAGACTTAAGAGTAATTAAGTATTGATGATCTCTAAATAAATGTAATACTTTGTCCTGAAATGGGTATAGGTTAAATAAGATACGTCCTCTAGTAGGGTGCTGTATATAACAATATTTCCGCATAAAGTATGCTGGATCTTTAGCACACTTGATATACTCTTGTGCTATTATTTTTTTTATGTCTTTTGCCATAACTACATTACTTTTAGGTACACAGCAGAAATAGAGCTTCTTGAACCAGCATAATTTACTATGTCTGTTAATGCTGCTTCTACTTTATCCTTGCTACCTGTTTTTAAAACCTTTGCTACTTTTAATGCTTGGTACTTTGAATTTAACCAATCAGTAGTTTTTGAATTTAATTCTTCTTCAGTTATACTGAAGTATTCATTACATAATTCGAGTAATTCGTTAACAAATGAGGGTGTGTACTCTATAGCTAACTTAGCAGATTCTTTCTGAGTTGGTATAGGTCCTAATCCTTGTTTATCTAAAAACGTTTTGAGTACACCTCCACCTATTTTTCCTTGAGCGGCAGTTTTACCTTTCAATTCTCCTTGAAACGAATTACCACCGGTTGTTCTAAGTTGTAATATTTTTCCTGATTTAGTGTTTACATAAGCATCTTTAGAACCGCCTGAAGAAATTATACTATCTAAAACTTCTATTTCTGAAACTCTTTCTTTATTTACTGTTTTTACAGTTGGAGATTTACCAAGTTTCTTTAGCGAAATACCTATTAAAGTTCTACTATTGAATAAATCTAACAGTTGGTTGTTATATTCTTCTAATGTTTCACTATCTAATTTAATATTTTTTCCTGTTGGTTTTACTGCCCAAATATCCGATGGATTCCATTTATCATCTTTGATACTCCATTTATTTTTTTTCTTTATTTTTTTCCACACTTCGTATATAGAATCTACAAATGATGAACCTCGATGGAATTCGTACCCTTTATCTAAATAGCCAGATAATAAAGAAGCTGTGTTAACAAATGTAGAAGCCCAGCCGGGAGAATTAGTAATATAATCTACTATTTCCTCTACGCTTGATGTAGTCTCTATATCTTTGGAAATACTTTTTATATTTTCTGAGGTAAGATCTTTCTCTTCTAATTTGCCTTGTTTCTGGTATAAAGCTAAAACTGCACACATACTTGATTCTTGTATATCTGTTTGTGCTGATCCTGCTCCAGATCCTGCTCCACCTCCAAAATCTGCTGATTTTGCTAATTTAGATGTTGTAATAGAATTTCCTTCTCTGTTAAAAAGAGTCACTGCCTTTTTAGATACATCCCATTTTTCTAATTCACTTACTTTTTCACCTCTTGGATCATATACTAAAAAAGTATCTTCTGAATCATCTATAGCTAGAGGTTCTTTGTTCTTAATTTTTCTTATTAGTATATCAATTCTATTTTCTTTTGTATTAGAATTTACTTTATCTAATTCAGCTGGTGTAAGAGGTGTTTCATTAAGGTTAAAACCGAATATAGATTCAAACAAATCCATATCCTCTTGACTGTTAATGTCAGGATACCCTTTTTTGGTCTTATAGGACCATTCTAATAAAACTTTATCTATAAGATTCATTCTATGCTAGTTACTATTACTATG